GCTCTGGAGAGTGCTTACGAATGGTACACCTCCGGACCGCGACAGCGGTTGCAGCCGGGCGGCTCGATCGTGATTGTCATGACCCGTTGGTCGACGCTTGATTTGACTGCGAAGCTGCTGAAGCGGCAGACGGAAGTACATGCCGATCAGTGGGAGGTAGTGGAACTGCCGGCCATTTTTGAGGATACCGGCAATGCCTTGTGGCCCGGATACTGGAGTCTGGAGGAATTGGAGAGTGTTAAGGCGTCGTTGCCGGTGGCGAAGTGGAATGCGCAGTACATGCAGAATCCGACGTCCGAAGAGGGTGCGATCATCAAGCGCGACTGGTGGCAGATGTGGGAGGGTGAGAAGATCCCGCCTGTTGAGTATATTATTCAGAGTTACGACACTGCGTTCTCGCGCAGTGAGACTGCCGATTATTCGGCGATTACCACCTGGGGCATCTTTCGCCCGAATGAGGACAGCGGTGATGCGATTATTCTTCTCGATGCCAAGCGCGGGCGCTGGGACTTCCCGGTTCTGAAAGCGATGGCGAGCGAGGAGTACAGGTATTGGGAACCGGAGATGGTGTTGGTGGAGTCCCAGGCGTCGGGTATGCCTTTGACTCAGGAGTTAAGGAATATGGGCATCCCGGTAGTCAACTACCGGCCTTCGAGGGGCAATGACAAGGTGACCAGGGTGCATGCGGTGAGTCCCGTGTTCGAGGCGGGGATGGTGTGGGCGCCGAAGAAAAGGTTTGCCGAGGATGTGATCGAGGAATGTGCGGCCTTTCCGTTCGGGGAGAACGATGATTATGTGGATTCCATGACCCAGGCGGTGATGAGATTTCGCCAAGGGAACTTTGTTCGGTTATACTCGGATGAGGAAGATGAGGAGGTCGTGCCTAGACGGCACGTTTATTATTGATGCCAGAAACCAGAGAGCAACGAATACAAAGGCGCTTGGAAGAAGCCACGGAACGCTCGCGCCAGGAAGAAAAGATCAAGGGTGGAATTGCCTCCATGTGGGAGTCGATGAATCCTGGGCAGAAGCTCGGCATGGCGTCTATTCCCGTGGTGTCTGACATTGCTGGCGCTGTTGGTGATGCAAAGATGTATTGGGATAAGCCAGAAACAAGGTCAGGATTGAATTATACGCTGAGTGGTTTGGGTTTGATTCCGGGAGTGCCTGCTGTTGCCGGCTGGACGAAATCAAAAAAACTAATGGCATTGGAAAAAAGGTGGTTGGATGCTATGACAAAGGGAAAGCTCAGTCAACGGTGGATAAACAAACTGGAAGACAAAGTAATCGTCCAAAGAAACGCGGAGATTGCTAGGGAAAACAGGAAACTACTGAAAAACGAAGACATTGAACCTGAGTATATTGATGAGATGATTGAAGACTATGCCGGCGAGATTCTCTCTGTAGAGGAGGGAACCGGCAACATAGGCGCTTTTGACCGGATGTGGCCGGACATTCCACTGAGCCATAAGGGTGATGACATGACCAGGCAGTTTTTGGAGGAGCTCGGTTATGAAGAGGTTTTTGATGTCTGGGAGAAGGCGCCAAACACTTTTATCCAAGAAGGTGATAAGGTCGTAACCTACACGCCTTCTTTCAACAAGTCCGGGATTGAGCAAAAAACATTCAGAGATCCTACATTTGGAGAGCTAAGAGACTTTTTTGGTTTTTCCGAAGGCGGCATGGTAACAAAAGCCCACGGCGGTATCGTCGACAAAGCAATCACGGGTGGCAGTAAAGATATTTAATGGGTAGAATAATGAAAGCGTGTTTTAGCTTCTCGGTTCAGTTGCGTAATTGGACCGGTGGCTTGTTATTTAGATTAATGAATTAGTACAAGGGCGTAGTATGGCGGATGTCGAGAAACGGATTTATCCTGCACAGGAAGAACCTGTCGAGATTATGGATGATTCCACAACGATTGAACTGGAAGACCCCAGACTAGCCGAGTTTAATGGTGAAGATGTTCCCATTACGTCCTTGGAAGACGGCAGTATTCTTGTCGGTGAGGGCGAAATGCTGTCACCGCAAGTCGAATTTGGCGCCAATCTTGCCGATGAGCTTGACGATTCCGACTTACAGACCATTTTCAACCAATGCATTGCCGACGTCGAGGCCGACCTTAGTTCCCGCGCCGAGTGGGAACAGCAGTACCGTGACGGTTTGGAGTTCCTAGGCATGCGCTATGAGGAACGTAGCCAGCCGTTTGAGGGTGCCTCCGGCATCACCCATCCGCTGTTGGCCGAATCCGTTACCCAATTCCAGGCGCAGGCCTACGCCGAGATATTGCCGTCCCAAGGGCCGGTGAAAACCCAGATTGTGGGGGCGATTACCCCCGATTCAGAGGGACAGGCGGCCAGAGTCAAGGAATACATGAATTACCAATTGATGCACGTCATGGAAGAATACGATCCCGAAACCGACATGCTCCTGTTTTATCTGCCCTTGTCGGGATCGGCGTTCAGGAAAGTGTATTACGACCAGAATCTGGGGCGGGCGGTATCCCGGTTTATTCCCTCAGAGAACCTGGTTGTTCCTTACGACACCAGTGATTTGCAAACGGCTGTCAGGATCACCAATATTGTGACCATGCCGTTGAACGACGTGGTTAAGCTCCAGAACATCGGCTTTTATCGTGACGTGCCACTCAAAGCCACGGGTGTTCAGTACGAACAGCAGGACATTCAGGAGGAAATCGACAAATTGCAGGGGGTTGAGCCCTCTTCACGCATGGAAAGTGAGTGCGAGCTTTACGAAATTCATCTTGATTTGGACTTGGAGGGCTTTGAAGACGTTGATGAGATGGGGGAACCCACCGGCATCAAGCTCCCGTACATCGTTACTCTGTCGAAAGCCAACAATGCGGTGCTTTCGATACGCAGGAACTGGAACGAAGGCGATCCGCTGCGGAAAAAGATCCAGTATTTCGTCCATTACAAGTTTTTACCGGGCCTTGGCTTCTATGGTTTTGGCCTGACGCACATGATTGGGGGTTTGTCAAGAGCATCAACCTCCATTTTACGCCAGCTGATCGATGCGGGCACTTTGGCCAACTTGCCTGCCGGGTTTAAAGCACGCGGTATCCGTATTCGGGACGACGATCAGCCCCTACAGCCCGGAGAATTTCGCGATATGGACGCCCCAGGGGGCAGTTTGCGCGAATCCTTCATCCCGTTGCCGTTTAAAGAGCCGTCACAGACCCTGTTAGCCCTCATGGGCATCATGGTTGACGCCGGCAAGCGGTTTGCTTCCATTGCCGACATCCAGGTTGGCGATTCCAACCAGGAAATGCCGGTAGGCACCACCATTGCGCTGCTCGAACGCGGCACCAAGGTGATGTCGGCGATCCACAAGCGCCTGCATTACGCACAAAAGGTGGAATTTAACCTGTTGGCACGCATTTTTGCCCAGTTCCTGCCGCCGGAATACCCGTATATGACCAACAATGGCGACCAAATGATCAAACAGGCGGACTTCGACGACCGGGTGGACATCATTCCGGTATCGGACCCGAACATTTTCTCGATGAGCCAACGGGTGATGTTGGCGCAGCAAATGCTGCAAATGGCGCAATCGAACCCGGAAATCCACGGCAAAGCGGGCATTTATGAGGCGTATCGGCGCATGTATCAGGCACTTAATGTGCAGAATATCGATGCGTTGCTGCCACCGCCGCCGCAACCGCAGCCGATTGATCCGGGCAAAGAGAATGCCGGACTGCTTTTAGGACAGCGGCCGGATGCTTTTCCAGGACAGGACCACGACGCCCACATTGCTTCCCACATGAGCCTCTATGGTACCGTTATCATGCAGCAGAACCCACAGGGCATGGCAATGACCCAGGCGCATATCTACGACCATGTTTCACTGAAGGCCGAAGAGATCGTACAGCAGCAGATGGCGCAGGATCCGCAGATGATGCAAATGCAGCAGCAAATGATGCAGGCGCCGCCGGAACAGCAACAGCAGATGCAGCAGCAAATGATGCAGCAGCAACAAAAACAAGTGGCTATAACGATTGCCGAGCTGATGGAACAGATCAATCAGCAATTCATGCCACCGCCGCAACCTGAAGATCCGTTGGTGGCACTCAGGCGTCAGGAGCTGGAAATAAAAGCCGGCGATCTGATGCGCAAGCAACAAGAATTTGGAGAACGCCAGAAAATAGATATAATGAAGATGGATCAGGATGAGGATTTAACGCTGGAGCGTATCGACTCATCCGAGGACATTGCGAAAATGAGAAACGAAACGGCACAGGATCGGCTTGAGCAACAGGAACGGTTCAAGGCCGCGGACTTGAGAAAGGAGACGACATGAGTTCAGTGATGAAAGCCATGCAGGCTGCTCATAAAGAGCAAAAACTTAAGGAACGCGCTGAAGAGGAAGCACGGCTCGCCAAGGAAAAGGCGGAAAGAGCCTGGCGCGGCGACCCGAAACGCAAAGAGCAGCTGTTGGCTGCCAGGGCAGCGGAAACAAAGAAGCCCAAAGCGAAGAAAAAAGCGGCGCCGAAAAAGAAAGCAGCCGTGAAGAAAAAGAAAACAGCCGCGAAGAAAAAGAGTGCCGCTAAAAAAGGGTAGTGCGAAGAAGACAGTTTCTGCTAACATTGGGAGACTGAGGAAAGAAGGCTACAAAAAGAAACAAGCAGTTGCCATTGCCTTGAGTAAGGCTGGCAAAGCGAAGAAGAAGAAGAAAAAGAAAAAACCCAAGAAGAGGAAAAAACGTCATGGCAAGAGCAAGACCCGGTAAATTTCGCGGCGCCATACCGAAAAGTTCAGGCGCGGCAAGCAAGTCAATGAAAATTAAGGACCAGGGCACAGTGCCCCTGGCACAACCAAAAAAACAGGCCAACGGCGGACCACCCAAGCCCGGAATGGGCAAAGGCAAGTCGAGAGGCGGCGGTGCGGCCCTGCGCGGCACCAAGTTTGAAGGAGTATTCTAATGTTTAGGCCCAAACCACTAAGACCACCATTTGATCCCTTTTTGGGACAGCCACATAAACTTCCACCCACGCCCACACTGAGACAATTACAGATGCAGGCAGCTCACCGCGGTCGCGGCCCCGGAGGCTGGTACGCAGGCGGCGATGTAGATGTAGACTCCAGAGAGGCTCTTATGGCCGAAAGGGAAATGCTGCAACAACAATTGCAAATGGCAGATGAAGTCACCGCCAGAGAAATAATGGCGCAAATCATGGAGATCAACAAAGAGCTTGAAATGGAAGCGCGTAACTTTGGCATGGCCGGCGGCGGTCTTGCTTCGCTGATGGGAGGCTGATGCCAATGACCCCTATGCTAATGCCCCCTGATGAACCGGGAAGCCCGTTTGGTCAATACTTAACTCCACGCAGAGAAATGCGTCTACCACCGATGCCACCACAACAATTTGGCGGTGGCTACATGAACCCTTATTTTGGAATGCCCGGCTTGGGCGTTGGTCCCAACCTGTTTTCCGGCGGCTTGCCGTTTTTTACGCCCCCACCTAGACCTATGTTTGGTGGTTTTCCACAAAGGCCTTTGTATGGCGGCTTTGGTGGTATGGGTGGTATGGGCGGTATGGGCGGCTATGGCGGAGGTTTCGGAGGCATGGGCGGTTACAATCCATTCGGCGGAGGATTCGGAGGAGGATTCGGCAGAAGATTTGGCCGAGGCTTTGGTGGTTATGATCCGTTCAGAAGCGGTTTCAGAAGTAAACGACCCACACCAACACAACCAACACCACCACCACCACCAACACCAGCGCCATTCGACCCAACAACGTATGACTGGAGTGATATATTTGGTCAGTATGGACAACCTGGAACAGCAACCACAGGTGCCACAGGTGCCACAGGTGCTATGGGCGCAACAGGTGCTACAGGTGCTATGGGAGCTACAGGTGCTATGGGAGCTACCGGCGCCACTGGTGCACAAGGACTTCCAGGAGAAACATTTGACCCAACCGCTTACGACTGGGGCAACATTATGGGGCAATATGGTGGCAAAGGCCAAGCTACAGTAGCAGATTATGAGAGCTTTGCTGGCGGCTTGACGCCAGAGCAAATAGCAGAATATACGGTAAGAGATAACTTAAGTCCCGAAGAAATAGCCATGGCTGATATTGATAAAAGCGGAGCTGTTGATATGCAAGACATTATACAGTCCCTTCAAGTGCATGGTGGATTGAGGGACCCAAGAACCTTACAGGGAATCAATCCTTGGCTTCAAAAATATCAAAGAAAAAGCGATATGCCGGATTTCAGCCAGTATGCGATGAAGTCTGATATACAAGATTTTACACCATTTGACCCTAGTGGCTTGCAGGAAAGGCTAACTGCTTTGGAGGGCATCCAACCATCCACACCATTTGATCCAAGCGGATTGCAACAACAAATCTCATCACTTCAGGGACAACAACAATTTGATCCTACTAGCTATGATTGGGGAAATGTATTTAACCAGTATCAGCAAGACATACCAACATTTGAGCAGTTTGATCCAACAAGTTTGCAGGGACAGATTTCAGAGCTACAAGGAAGACAACAATTTGATCCCACTGGATACAACTGGGGTGATGTGTTTAGACAGTACCAACAAGATATGCCGACATTTACTCCGTTTGATCCAACCGGACTTCAGCAAAGGATTGGCGCTTTAGAAAATATTGAAATGCCAACATTTGAACAGTTTGATCCTACAGGACTCCAACAAAGGATTGGCG